GATCGCTGTGCCACCCCTATCAAGGTTGCGGACGGCACGGTCAAGGGTTCTCACGCTGGGAAACTGGACCATTCAGGTGTGCCGGCACGAACCCAGATCGGTTCATCCCAACCCGGTTCACCCTTTTTGGCGGCAGTGAACCATGCCTTCCACGGTCCTTTAGCTCCAGCACCTGACTTCGCTACACGTGGACGACCGTCAGGGCCGAAAGGTGTAGCGGCTCCAGTGAACGATGGGGGTGCCATAGTTGGTGCAGGTGCTGTGGTTGACCATCCTGAGCCGGCATCTGTAGATGGTGGCTGGACTGGTGCTAGCGGTAGCACTGCTGCAACGGCTGAAGCGCCACGTAACTGCTGCTCGATCTCAGTCATCTGTGCAAGGCGGTCATGCAGGATCGCTAAACCGATGTCAAATGACGCTTCGTCCTGTCCGTACACGTTAAGTAACGTGCCAGCGGCTGTCTTAAAATTTGCTTGAATCAATACTCCAGGTCCAGCACTCACGCTAACTCCAATACTGTAGGGTTACTATGTGTGGAAAAAAAAGGCTTAACCTCAGGGTTTACTGCGTAGCAGTATTCTCTCACACCACATGAGCCACACATCATCCCGACATGCGGTGTAAAAAGTCCAAGCTCAATACTTTTTTTGACGTTCGACAACCACCGGTAAAGCATGTCTTCGCTGTAACGGTCAAGGTTGTGAACGGTGGATAGGGTGCCGCTGCGGCTCATCCAGTATGCGCCGAAAGTTGCTGTAATACCAACGGTTTTTTCCAGTAGTAGTCGGTAGAAAGCTAACTGCAAAGGGGAGTGTGGGGTGTTTTTTCCGGTCTTCAAATCGACTATGAGAAGCTCACCAGTTTCAACATCAACGAACACCCGGTCAATGAAACCTTTCACAGTAATGTCACCGACTATCGCGCTGACATTCATTTCAATAGCCGGCACCCCGGCGTGATCCCAAACCACAAGGTTCGGGTTAGCTTCACGCCAAGCGACGTAAGTTTCAATCTGCTTCGGCCCTTCAATGCGCCACCAAGACTCGTCTTCACCGTTCGGCCACGCCTTACTGGCACGGCCACCGGTACGCCACTGAACGTCACCATGCTTGATTTTTTCATCATCTAAATACTTGTTGAATACCGCAACGGCCTCATTCAGCATTGGCTAGTGCCTCCATTCGTGCCTTATGGATCGCGTGGTCAATAACTTCACTCGCCTCATGCACCGCTGAACCGCCAGCCAAATACCAGGCTGGCTGCTCGGGAACCTGCTCAATCTTTTGAAGGCGGTACCTTTCACCGCAAGTGAGCATCGAATCAAATTGACTGTACGAAAGGTAGTCTGGGGCTTTATTCAAGATGCGATCTCCACTCGGTCGTAGGCGAAAGTAAACCGCCACACGTGACGTTCACCGTCACACTGATAGTCGTCCATGAATAAACTGCGGTGGGCAATGCCAAGCTCGTTGACCATCTCTTTCCAACGGTCCAAGTCTGGTTCACCAAATGAAACTATGGTCAGGGTGGTGGGGGTGACTGTTGCGGTTAGCGCGTCCATTGCCCCCCCCCCCCCCCGTTTTGCTCGCTGTACCCCTGACTTGGCATGACGCTCCTTTTGTCGTGTACCACCACAGTGATACCACCACACAAATGTGTTACAAACCTATGACCTACGTCACAAGGATGACGTGATCAAGGTCACTTGTCAATAGGCACGGCTGGGTTCGTGTCGGGAGTGGTTTCCAAGAGTCAGGCTTTTATCGCCTCGGCATTAAATTATTTCAACGCCCTAACTAGAGCAAACCCCGGCTTTAAGGCCGGGGTTTGCGATAAGTACTTTAAGTTTGTTTTAAGAGACTTTACCCGGCTTTAAGGCCGGGTCACGCTACGTAAGGGAGGTCCGTTCTTACAAGCCTTATTATACTTGTGCCGAGGCAAAGGCACGTGCGACACGCCTAAGGCTTAAAGTTTTCCATACGTAAAGTCTTCTCGCGTATAGGGCAATCCTTGCGTTTGTGATCCTTAAACTTCTTATCAATGTAGTAAAAACCTACACCCATAGGGTCATTCGGGTCATAGCCCACAATAGACCCGCTCTCATTCATGGAGTCCAGCCAAACATCAAGCATCTCTTGCTCTTTCTCAGTGAGCCGCACATTCTCCTGGCTTCGACCAAGAAGCCTGAGCATCCTCAATGGGTATGCAGTTCCGTGTTCTGGTGCTACGCGCCACGGGATTAGGTCGTCGTAGCGGGGTGCATCTCCAGCTAGACCGTAGCGAACCATTGCTGCGGCGATAGCCGAACGGCTTACGTGATTGCCGGTTTCCTCTTTCACCCGCTCAGCCATCTGAGCCTGCGTTAGTCCTTCTTCAAGCCAACGGGTGAGAATTGTTTTGTTTGGGACTATCGTTGGCGGTGCCATGACTATCTCCAAGTTATCTCGTAGTTCTCTTCTGGTTCTTAGTGCTGTGGATATGACATTATCACGACTACACCGTCGTGTCACTTTAATACCGCTGCGAGTCTTAAAAGCTACGCCCGATAATAGGACGCACTACGGTTGCTGTTTCTATGAGGGAAAAATGTCCGCTTTGGACACAAATGTCCGCTTTGTGTCCGAGGGGGGACTTGAACCCTTATGTTGTACAGCCCCACACGGTCCTGTTGACATCATTCATGGTGCGCCATAATATACATAGTGACACCTACAGAGATGGAGTTTCCAATGATTCAGATTCGACTGTCCGAAGCTCAAATAGAATTCACCCGGCACCTCAATGCCCGAGGTATGGCTCACCGAACGGTGAAAAGCCACAACCAAACCTTGCGAAGGTGTGTTGCGGTTTGGGGGGACCTGTACCTGTCTTCCGTGAAACCGCAACATGTGGACAAACTGTTCTCCGAGTCAACTTGGAGTGCCTCCACCACCAACTTGAACCTCTCCAACGTGAGGCAGTTTTTCCGGTGGGCGGCGATCCACAAATATGTGGACCGCCAGTACGACCCCACGGAAGGCTGGCGTAACCGGAAGGTGGAGCGCAGGGAAAGGTTCTGGCTCCCCGTTGAGGAGTTCTACGACCTGCTCGATGCCTGCCACAGTGACCGGGATAGGGCGGTGGTAGCACTAGGGCTGTTTACGTTCTGCCGGGGATCTGAGATCAACGCCATCAAGATCAGGGATATTGACTTTGAGCGCAACACGGTTGACATTTGGCGTGAGAAAACGAAGCAAAGTGACGTGCTACCACTGGTTGACGAGCTGAAAGAGGAAATGCTCAGGTGGCTGAACGCCTACCGCACCCAGTTGGGGCGCGAACTGGACCCCGACTGGTACCTGGTTCCCGCTAAAGGGCCACTCCCAATGATCTACCACCATCAACTTCGCCGGCTTCACCCGTCAGGGGAGAGCGCGCAATACAACCCAACAGTCCAGTTGGGTAAGCCTTACGAGTGTGTGAAGCGTGCCATGCGTGGACTCGGCTACGAGCCGCTAGGGGCGGGGGTGCATGTTTGCCGTAGGTCTGGCGGCAGGGCGCTTTTCGACCGGATGCGCCATGAAGGCTACGATGGGGCTTTAATGCGTGTAAGTTCCATGATGGGTCACGCTGATACGAAAACGACTGAAAATTACCTTGGCATAAAGTTGGAAAGACAGCAGCGAAACGAACTGCTGGCTGGCAAACCAATGTTCCCTGACCTGAAGAAATCCAGTAAAGTGACACGTCTGGAGGTATCTGGTGGCTACCGTGGCTAAAAAGGTCTGCGATTCGTGCGGGTCTGAGGATCAAGTTGATGAACTGATCGTGGTGTTTGCCTACGGCAAGGCACGCCCTTGGGGTGTGGACTGCTGCACCAAGTGCTACACATCTAGGTTCGCGGACCTGATCCCGAAAGGCCGCAACCCAACCCGGTCAAACATCCGACCGCAGCATAAGTTCGTGAAAACAAACATCAATCCAGAATGCTTATAAATCGACCCAGAAACGACTAGAAACCCCCCAGCACCGGACATACCGGCGGTGGGGGGTTCTCGTCTTACAGGGGCCTTATAGGGCCATATAGACCCTACAGAGAGGGAGTTATTAAGGGGCTAGGGCTTCGTGCGAATACCGTCTGAGTTGATCCCCAGCTTCTTCATAGCAACAGCAACTATAGTCCGGTTCACACCCCAGTCGAAAGTCCAGTGCATGGGATCCCGATTCGCAGCAGAATAATCGCCACCGAATTCGAGGAGCGAATACCGTTTGCGGAGCAAAGCAAGGCGGGTCTTCTTGATGGGGTTAGCCCAAAACTTGAGGCTCCCAGAGCCTTGGCTTCCTTCAGCGGTGGCATTCAGGTCCATCGCCACGCCACCGCAATGGTCAGAAGTATGGCTAGACGCACGACCTTTCCGCAAGGGACTCCAGCCCCAGTCGTCGAAAGTTCCCTTATCTATAGGGGCGATCACCTTGTGATACTCGGCAGCGAAAGCAACAAGGTACGGCCCGACATCTTTACGAAGTCGGATTCCACGCTCGGTCCCAGGGATATCGAATTGGCGCAGGCGGGGATCAGAGCGATCCTCAATGACATCCCACCCGTGAATGGTCGTCACTTCTTGCCCACCCCGTATTGGCGGGTCAGGGGAGTGACGTACAAAATGAGTGTCCCTACAACCACGCCGGCAAGAGAGCTGAGCAGTGGGCTAAGGCCCAGATTGAGGACGTTATCTGACGCCCAACCCAGTAGAGCCGCACCAAGCATTATCAAAATGTGGCGTACCTCAGCAGGAATCCTGTCAAGCATTACTTCTCCTTCGTTAAATGCCAATCAATATGTCCGTCCAATTTGTCGTTCAACCTGTCCACCTGCTTCTCAATGCGGTCCACAGCATCACGCAGAGATATCCCCGAATTCGGGTGTACTTCGTGCAGCACTTGATCGACCTTCGTTCTCACCAACCAAAAAAGCACACCGATAACGGTCGCAGCGATACCAAGAATCGTTGCAACTTCCCCAGGTGTATCAATCCACACTGGCATTACACGAGCCTCAGTAGCACAGTGGCTACGCCACCATTACCGGACACTTGCCTAGTCGGAGGGTTCGTTCTAGTAAACGAAACGCGCTCAATGTAGGCGGTCGCCGCCTCACCAGTGGT